ACAACTTCATCTAACTTGGCTTGCATTTTCTGTTCTACTCGCCTCTCAGCTTCCTGAACTGCTTCCTTAACTTTTGTCTCACCATTCCAATTCTTTATTTCATCAATTTTATCCAATGCAGACTTAGCAGCTTCTGCATCGATACCTTCATATTTCTTAAGAAATTCTTGGTGGCTTGTCTGAGCATTTTTAAATGCATCCTCTGATTTTTTAACTTCAGCCTGTAACGCTTTCTCACTCACTCGCAATTTCTCAACAGTACTTTTCAAACCAGATACATCTTCTAAACCTAAACCATCAACTTTTGTTACATCGAGAACAAATTTGCCGCCCTCTTCTGTATAATGTTCCTTAACTTTTTCATCTAATCCATCTAAACTTGTTCTAATCGCTTTAAGTGCCATTTAGTTCTCCTCTAATTAAATTAATAAATTATTTTATTTACTCAGTTACTTCTATAACTGTGACTTCACTTTCATCTCCAACGAATTCAAATTCATCTGAAGTTCCAACAAAACGTTGGCCTGCTTGTTCTTGTTCTTGCATTTCTTCTTTTGTTAATTCTTTAGCCATTATAAAATCCTATCGAATAATATTCCATTATCGCCTTTGAAATGACGGGTATGGTCAAATCCGCCGATAATGATCTTCTCAGGAATTCCATCTTTGAATGCTTTACATGTCGTCATATTATTATTTAGATTTTTACATGCTAAGCACTGGATGGACATATCGATTTGTGCGTCTCCAATTATCCCGTCGCCATATGCTGGAACTATTACTTGTTCTGTTCTCATTTTAATAAGTCCTCAATATATTTCGTGCTTTCTGGGAAGAATTGTTTTAATTTATTCCCTACTGTTAGTGCCTGTTGCCCCTGCCCCATTAGTTCAGAGAATAAATCAGCAAATGTTTCATCGCGTCCAGCAGAGCCTTCCTGCAAAAAGTACTTTAAGTCATTTTTAGTAATATCATTAGGTGTTAATTTAGCAATATCTTTTTTATATGCTGCTTTGAAAAATTCTGAATCACTATAACTTACTTTTACTGAATGATTAAATCCGTGTCCTGTTTCATGACTTATAGTGTATTTCAACATTGTTTTAGATGGTTTATCGAATTTTTTTAATTTAGCTGAATACTTAGTTTCACTAATTGTAATGGTTTTGGTATTGATGTTGAACATCCCACCAGAGGAGTCCCATGTTGCACCTTCTGACCAACCTCGTGGATGCTTTCCAGCTAATCTCGGATAAACTTCCGTTATCTTACTGCCATTTGTATATGAAACTCTGCTATCATTTAATGCTTTTTTAATTTTTTCTGGGTATGAATCTATTGTATCATTTATAATTTTATTAAATTCTTTTGAAGTTGTTTTAGTCGTAGTTATCCTGACTTTTGATGCTGTTACCGGAGGTGCTGATTTTAGTTGGGCTTGCTTTGTTATCTCAGTTAGATAAACTTTATTACCAACTATTTTATCAACTTTGAATGGTGTACCTGCTTTGAAAAGAATTTCTTTTTCGATCCTACCAATTCCAGAATACTCTGCTATATCTCGACCTGATTTTCCTTTTATCTGTAATATAACGCCTTTTTTGTTGGCGAGTTCAGGGACAAGGCCCTTAGAAAATCCTTCTGCGATTCTTTCATCAGCCGAAGTTGATTGAAAACTTTTACTATTCCAAATACTGCCCTTTTTAAATTGTTGTAAAAATGCAGTTCTTTTAGATTCATTTCTGAATGCTAATCCACGATACGAAGTTCCATTATAACCATTCATTTTCTTAAGAATTTTTTCAACTTTGTTTGCCTCAACCAGTGCATCCGATATAGATGGTAATGGCATATCACTTCTTAAAGACTCTCCTAATTGTGCTTTAACAACATTTATATGATTATTAAAAGACCAATCTTTTAATATTTTTTCATCTGATGATGTAAGTTTTAACCCCGTTCCTTTTGTTGGTATTGCTTTAACTTGCATCGGAGGTGCTGGTGCTAAATCAATTCCTTCACGTTTTGCAATTTGTTTTAATGTTAATGGCTTCATATCCTTGCCAACAAATTTATCTATGCTTAATCCTTTTCCAGAATCATAAAGCTCTGCTCGTTTCTTCCCAAGAACTTTTACTTGAACTGATTTAGGTTGAGTCTTTAGCCACTGTTTGTAAGTCATCTTATCTGGAACTGCACCATTCATTGATGCTCGCGTCGCTGGTGGTGGATCTATAATTCCAAATTCTTGCCAAGATGGTGTAATAGGAATTACTGTACTTCTACAATTAAAATGTATTGGCGGTCGTGGTCCATCTCCAACATCGAATATTCTACCATCGTAGCCGATACATTCCATGCTTGTTCTATCATCTAAAGTAGAAATCCATTGCACTTTTCTAATAATGTCCATATTTTTCTTAAATACTTCTTCTTTGGCTTGATGAACTACATTAGAAACGGCTGTGCGTGCGATATATTCTGCTTGCTTCCCCTTAAAATTTAATGCCTTATTAATACGTGCTCCAATAGCCGGTAAACTCTCGCCTGTCGCTATGCCAACTTTTATTTGTTTAGTCATGGCTATTCTTACAGCAGTGGAATACCCTTTCATCCAAGTTCTGAGTTTCTTGCCGTCCATCGGACGCATCGTAACTAAATTTTTCAACACTTCGCTACTCGGCATTGCCATATCAATGTCAATTGGAACAGTCTTAGATATTAAATCTTTATTCCAGTCAGCCTCGAATTTAGAGATATTAACGAGCCTATCAACTAATACATTCTCAGCTTTTACCATGCCAGCAGTTGAAATCTTCTGTGTTGCGGCAAGCATTCTTTTAAGTCGTTGTGCCGGAATTTTATTAATGCTTCCAAGTGTACTTAGATTTTCAACTCGGCCTAACTCATCTATTAACTTTTTATAGATCTGCGGAAATATTTTCTGTTTAAGAAAACGACTAATGAGTTTAGCCTCGCCCATCTTTAATTGTTCAAGATAAACTGCATGACGAATATACCGTTGAAGCAACTTTTCATTTACAGTTGGTATGCGAATTTTGGCCATTACTCATCCTATTGTTACAATCAAAATCAAAGTTCTAAGTCCATCTTCAAAAATTATAAAGATATACTTCCCAGTGTACTTGAAAACAAAGTCTAAATCCCATACTTCAAATTCAAGATTTTTAAATTCTACTTCTTCTCTGCTTCTAAATGGTGACGGAGAATAAACTGATGCTTTAACCGAGTAGTATATTTCATTTTTAGCGATGTAAAATAATCTTTGATGGCCTATTTTATCATATTTTATTTGCTCTACTTTCATCCATACTGCCTGCCACCCATAATAACTAATTATCCAATCATCGGAGCAGAATCTGCATTTGCAACATTATCTATTTGATCCGATAGTGTTTTTAATGTATCATTATCTACACCACGAATTGCTGAAACTTTTCCATCAACAGCATCAACCTTACCATCAACTGTTGAAACTCCTGCGATAGCTGTGTCGACTTTTCCATCAACTGTCGAAACTCCAGCAATGGCTGTATCAACTTTTACATCTACGCCATCAACTTTACCATCTACTGCCACAACATCATCTCCTACAGAATCAATGTTGTGTGCGGTAACTGAATATTTTTTAACAACTTTTCCTGATTTTGTTACACTATCAATTAATACTGTCCACTCACCTTCAACATCAGGTGTGAAAGCTCCATAATAACGACCAGTCGTACCAATCTCTGTCATTACTACATCTGGAAAATTAATTGCATCGATAGCATGGCCTTCATCATAAATTACCATTGTTACATCCAACAATCCAGTCTGTGCTTTTGTCGCTTGATAAGTTATTTCTATTGCTTGCCCAATTTTATATAAACCTTGTCCCATAATACTTCCTTTCAGCCCATTTATTTTAACCTAATTTTGCATCTTGTTCTACTGTTAAAAATTTTGTTCCATATTTTGAATCCCACATATTTTGTGAGATAACTTCAAATTCCATAAAAATTGGTTTTCCTAACGATCCAGCATCGTAGATATATAAAATTAATGGCCCCAATATACTCGTATCTGCAACTGTAACAGTTAAAAAATAACATCCAGCACAGTTAGGAATATCTGTCCATGTTCTTATTATAATATCTTGAACAGTTCCATTGGCTTTTACAATATAACGCCAATAATACCAACTAAGTAAAGCCCCATAAATAGGATTAAGTGGATCTGTTACCTTAATTTGTTTCGTCAACAAGACACCAACTCTTAAAATCTGTTGTGTATTTTGGCGTAACTCTTGCACTTACTACTCCTCATCGTCTGGTTCTAATTCTAAATCTTCATCTTCGGTTCCTTGTTCCAAATCGTCTTCGGGCAATAAGTTTTTTAGGTCGTTTGCGTCTTCAGCTTCTGCTGCTCGTGCTTCTTCTTCAGCTTCCATGTCTAAAGAAAATACACCGCGTCGTTGTTCTTCCTTTAAGAATCTTTCCCTTGTTATTTCTCCAGCCTGCCTTATTTTTAATAATAAGTCTTTATCTGAATTTCCTATCACCATTGCTTCAAAATCACTATAAATATTTACATCCATATCTTCATTTGGTTGAATCTTTCGCCACTCACAAGCAAATGTTAATACTTGTTTCATTCCACGCTCTAACGCTCTAATCCAAGATTGCAGTTGACTGACCGTTCTACTCTCGTCGATACGTTCTGCAGTCGCAGTATTTGGAATAACTTTCATCAACGGCTGATTGCCAAGAACACGCATTTTATTTTCTGTGTCTTCAATATCTTTAGCTCCAGCCTCTATAGATTTACCTGTATGCTCAACATACTTTAAATCAGCTTCCTTTTCAGAAGTTAAAATTGCCTTTGATGGCCCAATGTCTAATGCCCCAGTCTTTACTATTTTATCAGGTAAACCTCTTCCAAATAGGAGACCAAAACGCGAGAATCTTAAAATATTTTTTTGGTCCGACGAACTTTGCCAATGAGATAAATTCAACCAAGCAAGGTCTATCAACGGTGGCTCTGCAGTCATAAAACCAGTTTTATTTGCATAGATAGTCACTAATGGAATTTTATGGAATGAGTATGTTTTTTCAGCTATTCTATCATATTTATCTTCATTATCTGAATCTTGCTTATGAAGTTCAAAATTTTCTTTATTGTAAACATTAATGTAATTCGCTTCTATATCACCATAATCTCCATTAGGCTCTACAACAGTTTCTTTAAATCTTATTTGAGTTAATTCGACTGATTTAGATATTTTTTCTGATTGCCATCCAATTAAACTTTTTGGTGATATATTTATTAAATAAACACGAACTCCAAGGCGTTTTTCGTCTGCCAATGTTAATTGTTTACCAGCTTCTATTTCAATCTCACTATGATCAACAAGAATATGTGCTATGCCATATTCAATAAGATTAGTTAAAACCTCTTTGATAAATACATCTAATGGCTTATTATTACCATCAACATCATCTTCAAGATATGCAAGCTCTTCTGGCAATTCTGTTAATCTAACAGGATGTGTAAAAGGTTTATTTGATAATTTATTTAATGTATCTCTAAAACCATTATATAATATTGAACGCCCAAGTCTTGTATCATATGCAGTTGCACTTTCACAAGTCTCTATAGGAAGCCATGTTTGGCCAGCTTTACGCATTGCAAGTGTTCCACCAAGAAGATCGTGGATTAATTCCCAAAATTCTGACATAGTTTCATATCCCAAACATGGGACACTTACTGGAGATTTTTCTTTTTCTTCAGCCATTTATGATTATGCTCCTATGCGTCCTATCGACGTTAGACAATTGTCTGAGTCCATATCTATTCCGATATAATTAATTCCAAGTTGTTCTGCAGCAACTAACATCGTTCCACTTCCGCAAAATGGGTCTAAAATTACTTGTTTATTTTCTTCTGTTGATGGCATTTTAATTAATGTTAAAAGATATTTTATTAAGTCCAACGGTTTAACTGTCGGATGAACATTCCGAACGCAATCTTCTTTTACGCCTTTTATCTTATGCGTCTTAGAATCAAACCTTTCACATTTCGCACACTCTACAAAACCTCTTAAGCCAGCATCTTTTTCACTTCGTTTTGCTTTTGCACAATAAAAGAATCTTGATGCCCCACGAAATTGTTCCCGATAAATTTTACCTGGTGTTCCTATACCAAATATTCCATCGCTATGTGTTGTTTTCTTTTCTCCGCCGCATTGACTAAGCTGCCCACTCTGCGAATCCATTATGCGAATAGGGCAATCAGGAATACAAGCGTAAACTTCCTGTTCGTTTTTCGTTCCGATGCAAATGCAATCTGGTGAATGGCTTAGAATTATGTTGGATGGCCAACGTCCTTGATGATGTTGTGGGTTTTCGACCTTTTCACCACTTTTCTTTTCACCAGCATTCCATTGATAGCACCCACTCCTACTTGAACCAGCCCTACCTTCCACCATTATATCAGTTCCAATTCGGCAACCATCAATATTCAAACCTGCGACGTTCCACTTTTTGGCGTTCTGTGCATAAGTTAAACCCTTTTCTAATGGCTTCATCGCTACGATGATTGGTTCGTGTGCTGGTTTTAATCCAGTTCCGTATCCTTCCCAAAGTTTTGCGTCGTCTGTTAGTGGTGTTTCTCCATCTACTAAATGTCCACCATCTTGTTCTGCCTTTTCAGTCCACGGCCTTGGGCTTAGATTTCCACCAGCAGCACCATGACTCGATTCAACCCAAACTTTTTCTCGTTCTACGCCAGATTCTTTATCGAGTTGTTTTGAGATATTACAAGATTTCGGAAAACCTTCACCATAAATCCAATCAATGTTGTCTTTGATTAAAAATCCAGCGTCTTCAATCGCACAAGCTACTCTGTGAGATGTTCGTGTCCCGCCGAAGCAAAGTAAAAAGCTTCCAGGTTTACAAACTCGTAAAACTTCTTTCCAAAGTTCAACATTGTATGCTATACCTGATGCGTCCCACGCCTTACCCATGAAATTTAATTCGTATGGCGGGTCTGTAACAATTCCATCGAAAAAATTATCTGGAAATATCTTGAGTTTTTCTTCACTTTTACCACAAATTATTTGGTTTAATTTAATTTCGTTTTTAATAATCTCGTCTTGCATCGCCATGCCTTTGAGTTAATTAATAGTGTTGAGTGATTTTATAAAATTAACAATTGTCTTCGCTGGTAGTACCAGGCCAAACCCGCCCATATAGCCTACAGCACTTCCTATGACTTCGCCATTTAAATTAAACACTGGGCCACCTGAACTTCCAGGTTCGATAATTGCATCTGTTGGATATACCCCCATGATAAACGATGGATTAAGTGATGTTACTTCTTTACTTATAATGCCTGAAGAAATAGTTTTTAACATTGAATGTGGATTGCTTATTATAAAAATAGCTTCTCCAACTCGTACATCTGCTGAAAACTTTACTTCTTTTGTGTCCTTTAATGCTAAAGGATTAACCTGTAATATTGCACATTCTTGGCCTAAGTCGGTTTTTACAACTGTTGCTATATATGATTTGCTTTCATTAACTAAAATAATAATTCTATTTAGCTTTGCGAGATGCCCTGCTGAATAGATATACCCCTTTTCTTTATTAATTACAAATCCTGTCGCACCGTGAGACTTAATCGATGATATGCCATCATCAGTTGTAAAAGATTCGCTCGCTAATAGTCTTACAACTGAATATTTATGCTCTGCATACAATCTGGGCAGATCTTGCAATGATGGGCGTTCTACGAGCTTTGAAGCTAAACTAAAAGATAAGAACATGCACATACATAAAATAAATACTGTAGTTTTAGCTTTCATTGAATGTTACATCCTTTAATAAATATAAGTTGCATGATTTAATTATATCGTGATTCCATGTCCACGCATTATGAGAATTATAAATACTTCTACATCTCATATAGAATGCTTCATCTAAATTCTTAAGCCCTAACCACTTCTTATAAAATGCTTCTTCTATAACATCTGGAATAGTTTTGTGTGACCTATGATTGCTTTCTTCACAAATATCAGTTATTAGTAAATTTTTTACACAATCGTTTTGTGAGACTATTTCAAATAACAACCTATGACTACCGTGGCCATACTCTCCACAAGGATTATGGGTTAAAATAAAATCAGGATTAATGTTTATTACATCTTTTTCTATTTGAGTGTTTATATTACTAACAGCGTCGGTTAAAAGATAATTTGCCCTTCTTGTTGGTAAAGCGTAAAAATTATTGTCTTCTGATAGACAGCTAACAAGATTTATATTTTCTTGTTTGCATACTTCCTGCAATGCAATCTTACGTCCTGGCCTACCTCTTGTTGAATCATCACAACAAATTATAAGGTGTTTTTCAAATTCATCGCTTTGAAAAATTGGCCATCCAAAAAGAACTTCGTCATCTGGATGGCAAAATATTCCTAATACTTTTTTCATTTTATTTCCTAATTAGGATTAGCAAATTAGCTTGACGGTTTTTGAAAAACAATTTATCAGACACTGATAAGATTTGTCCATCAGTAAACTTTTTGAACCCGTATTCACGCATTCCAAAACATAGTATTGTTCCTTGCCTAATAATAGGCAACAACTTATCGATATAAAAACTAATTGGCCAATGAAAACCAATAGCATAGAAACTATATACACAATCAAAAATTGGCATTTGAGACAAGTCGTTCGATGCAGCATCAATACAAAATACTTTATCATTTTGAATTCCATTAGCAATACAATATTCTTTCGTTGCTGCTAATCTATTATAATAACCGCCGTCAGTTGACGAAGTCCCTGCAATTTGCTTATCCCCGCTATCACCGTCGAGCATGTAAAAATTCGTATTCTTCCAAGAAGGGTAATGTTTGAAAAACCCAACACTGACTCTGCCTATACCGCATCCAATTTCTAATATGTTCTTTGGATTTGTATTAGCCAAAAGTTTTTCGCATATCTTAACTTCTTTTGGATTGTGATACTGCTCCTGCTTACCATTATATTGCAAGCCTACATACTTTAAACAGTTATTTGGTATTATTGCTTTCATTCTAATACCTTGTAAAAATAAAATACGAGCGAACACTTCCATCGTCTCGATTATCTTCTTTGTACCACATTAAATCTAATTCAAGCCACTCACATATTTGTTCTGGATTTATAATAACAGTATGCCCTCTTCTTGGACTCTTACGATGAACGTGTTGTAAAAATAATAGCCCATTCTTTTTTAATACTCGACATAACTCTTTAATGCCCATATTAAAATGCTCTTCAGATAATGAATGGTCATACACTTCCCAAGCAAATATTACATCAATAAAGTTATCAGGAAATGATAGCGTTGCAAAATCATTTTTTACTGCTAATACATGATTAGGGAGTTTACCCATCGCAGTAAATTCATTGCTTAATGAATCTACTAAAAATGAACACTCTGCTTTATTATACCAATATAAAGCTCCACCTAATGCTCCACCACCAATGTCAATTGCTATTGTTGGTGCGTTACGTTTGAAATGATGCGAGCATACTTTATTGACATCAAAATAGTTGTATTTCTCCATTACATGTTCTAAATAAAAATTATCTGGATGTGCTGTCCAGTATTGTAATTCGAAATTTTTAGACCAATCGTTCATGATATTCCTTAACTACTTGATGCCCACAATGTAAAACAATTGGCTTTTGATGCATATTATTTATGTCTTCAAGACAAACGCACCACGGATAAGGAAGCGGATATGGAACAAAGCCAGTCCTCTCTATAGTCTTCCATAAAAGCATTGGCATTCGCATAGGTGTTTGTTTTGAAATTTCACAATATATATCTATAAATTCTTTAACTCCAGACTTACCCCAATTAATTTTGTTAACAAACATAATCGCACAATTCCAAGCAGTTGCTGAATAAAGTTCTGCGTTCCTTTCGTTTGCAGGGACATCAGAACCTATCTTAGCATCTACACCAACAAAACATCTTGGATTAATTGGTAAACATAAGTTAAATCGATCAGCAAGTTCAAACCCTTCAAACACTCGCGAATCAACAATTCGCATGTCATCGTCTAAGAAAAGAATTGATGAATAATTTACTAAGGTCAATCCATAAATTTGATAAAAGTTTTTGTTTCTATTCCCATATCGTGGATGTCCTATCCACATTGGCTCAACTTTTAAGAACTTAACATTATCATTGCCATACCTTAAGCTTTTATAGAAATCAGGAAAGTCACATAGAACTGAAATTGGAAGATCTGTAAATTTCCTAATATTACAGATAAGCCCATCAAGTTCTGCTACCCTATTATTAAAACAAGCTGTTACGATTCCTCTACTCATATTTATATACTCCAGTTATCTGTGCAGTAAATCCACTTGGGTCATCGTCGAATATACAATTCTTGTGTAAACTACCATAAAAATATTTAGCATGAAATGTTGAAAGAATTCTTTTTGCTTCCGCATATCTTATACGTTCAATATCGTCGAAAATAATAAACCCGTTTGGCTTAATATGTTTTATGGCTTCTCTTAAACATTCAACTCTATGCCGTCCATCGATAATTATTACGTCGAATTGATTATGCATAGTGCTGCATATACTTTTTACATAATCATCTATCGGGCAAATTTGTTTGAAGATTAAACGGAAGTTGTTACAATCAGCCATGTATCCCGAAGTAGTATCAAACCACTTTCGCTGATGCTCGACAGAGTAAATAAATTTTACCCTATACGCAAACCATTGCGTCGATGCTCCTGAACCCCATTCAAAAACAACCATATCTTTATTTAGAATCGACTCAATATACTCTTTTGCTCCTGGCATAAAGCATGGATTTTGTTTTTGAATCATTTTATATTCCTTATAAAGAAGGCCCACCAGTGTTTCGCATTACCATAAATAAGAGGCGTGGTGGGCATGTTAGCCTAACATGCCATCTAAGAGCAATTCTTTTAATCGTGACTTGAGATGTAATACTGCAACGCTTTTTTCGTTATAAGCAGCCATTAATAGCCTTTTGCCGATTGCAGTTCCAGGACCATCTGCATGCGGACAATAATTATAATTAGGCCCCACATCGATAATCTTAACACCAAACTTATTTAGTATCTCGTCTTTACAAAACCAACAACAGCATAAAATATCTTGATCTATATACCAATCATTTCCTTCATGTTTAAATAACGCTTGCCACTCAACAAGTTCTTTCCATGTTCTGCTTAATACTTGACTTGTAAGAAAACTTAAAAAGCTTTTTACTTTGTCATTTACTCTGAACATCACCACTCCGCCGTTTATCGGATACTGATATTTATATGGCCTGGTTGTTACTGCTATGTCGAAGTCTTGTTCAAAAGCTGTAAATGGATCTTTAAGATAATATAAGTCAGCATCTGCTGAGATAACTTTTGAGCCATCTGGCAAGCTTTTAATAAACCTATATTGGCTGGTAACTTTAGAGCCCATTCTTCCAATGGTGACTTCTTCAGGTATAACATATTGTGTTAATACATTTAACCCATAATTTTTAACTTTGTCGCTAAATACTATTTTATTACAACCTGATACTTCAGCTAATGTAGATAAACTTTTTGTCATTAACATATCATTAAAGCCATAATCAGTTATTAAGCAATATCTATCATCTGAATTGTTGCAAAACAAAAGTGGAAGAAACTTCTCTTTTAGAACTTGGTTTTTAAGTTCACGTAAATTTTTATTGCTGTGCGAAACATTATAAACTGTGTCGCCAGTAGTCGCTAATGGTGTAATCCAATTCATGTTCCTCGATACTGTTATAATTGGAACATTATTCTTTTTACATAGAATCGAAAACCATAAGTCTCGCATGTAAACTATAGGAAAATCTTGTAGCGTAGGCTTTATTGTCGATGAATGAAATGCAACTGTTCCACAAGCTGCTTGATCTACTTGTTCATCTTCAGATACCCAACATGAGAAGCCATAAACATTACGACATTGAAAATAACTCTCGACTGGCTGTGATATATTTGCAGCATGAACAGTTACTACTGCTTTGCGATTATACTTCTCAATGCATATTATTAACTTTTCAACATAATCTGCAGGATAATTTAAATCATCATCGAGTGTAAAATAATAACTACTTTGGCCGTTCGTCTTTTCGACCATATTTTCTGCGTCAACTAAATTCCAAATCGAATCGTGAGCATATTCATTTTCTGAATTAAGATGAGCGTGTATTTTACTTTTTTCTGAAATCCAATCTGGGATTTCGTTATACCAATTTAATACAACATGGATTTTGTCGACTTGACCAATAATCGAGTCGATAGCCATTCTTAATTGTTGTTCGCGTTCTTTAACTGTTGCAATAAACGCAATTACTTTATCCCTCATTTGGTTCGCCGCCTTTCGAAAGATTGTTAAATAAATTATAAAATTGCTGGGCTTTTGATAGCTTTAGTTATTTTTATAGCATTAGCCTTAACTGTCACTATCATTAGCCCATGTATTATATATTAAACCGCTTTAATAAAGTCCTCAGCTTTATATAGCTACTTTTACCACTGCCACTGCAGCTTGTGTATCAGTATCTTGTTTTGCGTTTAAAAATGTTTTTAGGGCTTTTAACATAGCTACTTCTTTATCATCAGACGTATTTTTGTACTCATCCATAAATACTTGAACGCCTTTTACAAGTTGTATGAATTGTTTATCTTTAACTGAAATCTCTTCTAATGTTTTGCCTGTTGCTGATGCTAAAGCTTTTTCCATTTCTGGGGGGGTTATATCGCCGGGGCGTTTACGCATTAAGCCCAACAACCCAGTAAGGCCACCAACTCCGAGTAATCCAAAACCCATGGACGCTATTCCGTTTTCACCAAACCATACTTCTTCTCTTTGTTGTGCAGCAACATAATTATTCGCTACAATTTTCTTATGCGTGCTATATGATAGATCGTTCTTTTCAATCATATGCTGCAAGCTCTGCTGAATTATATTGTATGCTGAATCAACATCAGTCTTAAGTTTTTCAGCCCAGACCATATTTTGTTTCCACCACCCTGTATAGTCATTTGCATCTGCTACTCCGGCATCAGCCACATACTTAACAGCATTTTGGTTAATTTCAGCATAAGTCACATAATGCGATAATGCAGCACAACCAATACATAGCATAATAAATATTATTGATATTAATACTAATAAACGCTTCATTTTGTTCTCCTCAATAAATAACAGTTAATATTATTACGCCAATCATTATAAACCAGAAAATTATACCAACTAATCTATTTGCTGTTTTTTGGTTCATTTTAATTTCTTTCCGTTGGCCTCGTTCGACTTAGACTATTCCAAGTGTTTGTAATTGCCCAAGAACCAATACTTCTTCTTGATTCTTTGAGATTATTTCCATGTCTAATACTTCAGAACTTTGCCACGCACCACCAAGTTCACAGATTCCACAGCCATCACTAAGTTTAAGCATCGAATTTTCACTTCCACGTTTGAACTTAAAAACCCAACCTACTGGCACATCACATAATCTCATTGGAATAACTTCTTTGTCTTTACTAATGTCAATGTTCATGATTTGTCTCCTCAATTTAATTTAGTTCGCCGTTTAGTTTATTTATTTAACATACTTGAGCATCTTTCGCAATTAGGTAAACCGTCTTTGAAAAATTCACAACCACCAGTACATCCTGCAGTTTCTATGGTTTCATCAGGTGCTGAGCCGTTTCTGCATATTTCTGAATCTTTAAGTATTCCAGCATATAAATCTGAATATTTAAACATTTTAATCGCTCTCTAATACACGCATGCCTTCGA